GTACCAATGCCAACCGCTTCAGGCAGTGCAAACTTGTTAGAGCCACCTACAGAAGCGCGCATGATAGACGTACCGATTCAGATGGATCAAGAAGCACGTCCTCCAGACGAACAAGATTAGTTAAGCGCAGTTTCGCAAGCCTTGATATGGTACCTCTAGGTATCAAGGCTAGTAAACGGGAACTAGAGGTAGCTTCTTTCGAAGAGGCGGACTTCCACCTTCTGGATGTTTACCCGGGCATCAATTTAGAAGGTGATGTGCACACTAGGTATGATACTGATGTTGTATTTACCAAATGTGTATATATGGCACGTTTGGATCTCACAGCCATTTACATCTCCAGGCACGAACCGCTACATGTACAAGGCCGATCGGTACTGCTTCGGATTTCGAGAATACAGTATGGTCCTGACCTGTTCCCTTATGGTCCGGTTAGCAGGCAGGAAGTTTTGCAATATGTACTACATGTGACAAAGAAATCCAGTCAAAATGTGCCGCTAACACGCCTTGCCACATTAAAATCTTGGTTTGACGGCTCTGCTGAACCTCCCATATGTAAAGTTTCTAGTAGGCATCTCAGACATATAACTATTAAGGAACTACGGAGTATAGGGTTGGATGTTTTTAGAAGGGATGTCCCATTCGTACTTCCATTACTTGAGAGTCTAGCTAAGCTTGACCTGCACGAAAGTTTTCTAGCTGGGCTGCTAGTATGGGCGAAGGCATTGCCCGTACAACACCGGGAAATCATTAAAAACTCTTTGATCTGGCAGTGGCGATATAAATCGGTAGCTGATTTTTTCTCCCAGATAAAGAATCAGTTTTCAGGTAGATTAAAGGCTGTGCAAAATCTCGTTGACTTGGATCTCACACCATTTTTTGAGCTAGAAGTGCTAGTTAACAGGGGTTTAGGTGAAGTTGACTGGAACTCAGAAGTTCAAAACCGAACTGAACCAAATACGGTGACTTTTACACGGGAAATGATATTTGAAAGAGCGTTAAGGCTATTCAAACGCGTGAAAGTCAGTGGTGGTACTCCAACTAGAAGTACGTGGGTAAATCACTGGGCTATGCGATGGCAATGGTCGCCTACAGGTGCTTATCATTCACAGTACCCAGAGGACGATGAGTTTAAGGCTAAGGATGTGGGATTGCGCAACAAATTTTACGCTCTAAGTAGAATGCCTACTTATGACATAGAACACTTCCTGAACAGACCACCGTCTATGGAAGCATGGTCTAGCACAAAGTACGAGTGGGGTAAGCAGCGGGCTATCTACGGTGTGGATGTAACTAACTTTATCCTATCCAGCTATGCTTTCAAAGGATGTGAAGAAATGTTGAGCAAACACTTCCCTATTGGGCCTAGTGCAACGATTGCCAACGTGAGGGAGACTGTTAAACAAGTATTGAATAACGGTATTCCATACTGCTTTGATTTTGAAGACTTCAACTCTCAACACAGTGTGACCACAATGAGTGCGGTGATGGATGCATATGTAGCTTGCTTTAAAAATTATCTAGATGATGACCAAATTAAAGCCATTGCCTGGGTACAGTCAAGCCTGAGTGATAGCAAGTTGCACATACAAGGTAAGAAACAACTGGTGAAGACCAATGGTACTCTCTTATCTGGATGGCGTCTGACGACATTTATGAACACAGTGCTTAACTATGTATATTTGGACATATGCGGTATCACAAAAGATAGTGTGACTACACACAATGGTGATGACGTGTTGGCTAGTATAAAAACACTGAACCAGG